AATGGTGTATCATCATTATCATCAGTAAATTCTAAATCCTCTCTTGTTACTTCTTCTCCATGTTCTATTTTGTCAACAATTTGTTTTAATTGATCACTCATTATATATATAATTTAACAAAAAAAAATATAAATCATTAGAAACTACATATTTAAAGATATTATATAGTAATTAATATATAAGTTGATTTATGTCTATTTGTAATAAGGGATGTGATAATAAGGGATTTGGAACTGAAAATAATGATAATATATCCTTAATTAGTAATCAAAGTTATACATCATTAAATTCTATTGATACAAGTTCGAAGAGTTATGATGATAATTTTAATGAAATAAGAAAAGATTCAATTGATAGTATTGGTAATGAGCTATTTATTGTTAATCAATTAAAAAATGAAATTAATGAAATACGTATTGAACCAAAACAAACAATACGACGTAGAGAACGCGAACCACAAATTTATTTAAGTAGTTCACCAAAAATAAATGACGTAATAGATATAATACGTAATACTAATATTACACCTACTTTTAAAAATATTCTAGATATAAATAACGACTATATAATTAAAACAAAGGAGTTGGATAATAAAAAAAATTGAATTGTATGTATCCAGTTTATGTCTGTAATATAATTGAAAATGCAAAGAACTAATCCAAAAAGAAATAGAAAACCACCTGTAAGATTTACTGATGAGCAATCTGCTCTAATGGGAAGAGATGATAATGGAAAGATAAATAAATATCATTATAGGAAGAATCCTTATGACAGAGAATATGAAGGTCATGATTATGATTATATACATGAAACTAATGAAATTTGTTCAGTTATCAATCAAAATTCGAATACAATATCATGCGGTTACGAAATAAATAATTTTGTTGTTGAAAATGATGATGATATATTTGAAAAAGACTACGAAGATGAAGAGGAGGAAGAATTAGAATTTGAATTTGAAGATAGCGAAGAAGAGGAAGAAGAATTTGAAGATGAAGATAGTGAAGAAGAAGAGGAATAAATATTAATAACTAATAAATAATAGTAATTAATATTAATTAATATTATTTTTTATTTAGATTCTTCTATATGTTTTTTTGTGTTTTCTAGATTTTGTTGATTTCTTTTTTAATTTTCTTGATTTTCTTACTTTTCTTGTTTTTCTACCTCCTTTTGTTGGTTTTCTATTTAAAATACCTCCATTTTCTTTACCAAGATACCCCTTGATTTCATCATTAATTCCTCTTCTTGTATAATTATTTACTTGGCTAAGATGTCCGTTAACTCCCTGTTTTATTGCTTCTCTTTTTTCAGCTTCTTTTCTCTCTTGTTTTCTCATTTTCTTTCTTTCTTCTGTAAAATAAACATTATCATTACCTCTTGCATTTGAATACTTTATTCTGTCTGGATTAATTGGATGTTCCATTTTATATTATATAAATAATTTATTTTTTCAACTTTTTTTTTGTTTTACTTTTCTTTTTTATAAATTTTCTGTTTTTCTTACTACCTCCACCAATGGCCCAATTATTTGTAAAGGCACTTAATGCCTCATTAGTATCATATCCACCTTCTATTTTTGTAGCTTTACCATTATGTATATGATATACTTCATCTGTGTTTCCGTGATCAACCATATCATTAGCCTGCACATAAGAAAAATGAACAAATATATTTTGATTTATTAAAAATTCTAGTATAATATCCTTTACATCATATTTGTTTGGTTTATAATGTCCTGATTGATTAGTTATAGTTAGTTTACTAGTAGCAGATTCCCATATAAATTCCCCAGCAGCTAATATTGCTTTACTACTATCACGATCACCAGCTATTAAAGCATGATTTGTTGGACGACCATCAGGTTCAGCTTCATCTAAATACATGAAAACTGTTCCTTCAGTATCCATTAAAATTATAAATATATACCATTCATCATGTATACTATGTAAATTAAAATTATCATTTTCACTAAATGCATATCTGTATATATGTTTTTCCTCGGGGGTATAATCATCTGGATCTAATTGATATACATTTCTAACTCGTCCCCTCCACGTGACATTCCGTGTCGATAGATGTCCACCTTTCATTTTTCTACTTTGTTTTTTAACTTTTTTACGACCATATTTACAATGTTGTTTTTGTGAAAATCCTTTTGGTTTTTTACAATTAATACTTTTTTTATATTTTTTTGTCCATTTTCCTCCTTTTATTGATTGTCTTCTTATTGATTGTCTTTTTTTTGATGGTCTTTTATATTTTTTTCCTATATGAAATTGTATTGGTTGTTTAGCTTTATTTTCATTAAATACTCCTTTCTGTATTTTTTTAGGATTTTCATTATTATTATTTCTAATTGATATACTAGTTTCATGTTGTATTTTACGTTTATTACCAAATATTTGTTCTATTCCTTGAATTAGTATAGTATCTAATTCTCTTGAATCATCTCTTACAACATGATATAATAAATCAAAAGTAATATATTTATTTTCTCTAATATATCGTGTAAAATTAGTTGCTGATGGAAAACCATCTTGTTGGATATTACAAGTACAACTATCAGTAATAACATCATAATCTATATCCATTGTTGATTCTTCCTTTTTTTTTTGAGGATCAAATAAAATTATTCTATCTTCAATTTTTGCAATAATAACAACATGACCTAGACCTTTTTCTTTGGAAAAACAAGCTAACGTATATTCATCATTTTTCAATTCTTTTTGTAACATATATAAAAATTGATAATGTAATGTTGATGGTGTTAATGTTATATATGAAATTTCAATAGGTACTAATTTTGTAAGTAATATCATATCTTTTTCTTCTTCTGGCCATTTTTGTTTATTAATAATTTCTTCTAAGTATGTTTGTGTTTCTGCAGGGTTCATACCAATACCACGTTGTATTACCTTTTTAACCATTGTACTATTATTTGTATTACTAGTTCCTTTAAAAAAAATACCACACTGGACAGCACAATCATGATGATTTACACCATTTGAAATATTTCTTCCAAAAGGTCCTAGCCATCCTGCCATTTTATCATGTGCATTTTTAGCTTTAATAACTTTTACATTTTTATCCGCACCCATTTTACTTTCTAATATTGAAAGCCAATTTGCTCTAGAATTATTGATTGTGTCAATGCCATAATGTTCCCTTGCTATTATTTCAAATTTTTCTTCATATGGAATAACATTGGCTAAAAGTTGTGGTTGTTGTGTACTATTATTTGCCATTAATATAATATTACAATAAAAAATAATATTATATAATTTTATATATTTTTTTATATCTAAATATCTAAACTAACAGTATTTTTATCACTTCCTTTTCTACGCTTAGTTTTTTTAGGTCCAGTTGCTTCCATTTGTAACTCACGTAAATCATTTAAGCTTATTGTACTACCTTCTTCTGTTTTAGCATCTTCAGCTTGTATTTGTGGAATTTTCACATCTTTAATTTCACGTGTATTTGACACTGTTGGTGTTACATTTAAATCTTTATCATTCGCAAAAGGATCACGTAAATTAGATGTTGTTAATAAACTTGGTGGCTGTTTTGGCATTGATTTGGGAGTTTGTGGTGGTTGAGGTTTTTGTTTTAAACCGCCTAACAAATCACTTATATCGCTTGGTCCTTTCATATCAGGACGTCTTGTTGATGATCTTGCTGGAGGTGCAGGTATTGCTTTCAAACTTTCTTCGATTGTTGAAAAATCATTCATTGGTACAGCATCATCTAAACCTTTTGCACGTCTTATATCGGGTCTATTAGATTCGGGTTGATTAAATGTTGCATTTCGTCGTTGAGGTGGAGCCATTTCTTGTGTTGCCATTGGTGGTGGTGGTGGTCCTGTATTACGTGAAACAGGTGGTTCTGGATTCATTACATTATTCATAAATCCTGAGAATCCTGGATTTGTATTACCCATAGAATTTACTGCTGCACGATTAAATTCTTGCATTAAATCAGGATTTTGTCTTAATACATCATCCATATTCGGCATTGAACTTTTAAACATTGTATTTGTCATATGAACCATCATTCCACTAGCACCTAATTGGAATAATAATTTAATTTCTGGTGCCATTTGTGCTGTAGATTTATATTTTTCATGTAATTCAGCAAAAATTTCATCGTAATCACTAATATTTTCACTAAATTGTTCACCCCATCCATCTAATTTAATATCAAAAGGATCAAAACGTCCATTCATAAATTCTACACCATTAATTAATGCTGCCAACATATTTCCTTGAAATTTAATGGAATTTTGCCTTTCTTTTTCTGACATAACCATATCATATTCACCCATCATCTCACTAAGATTACTATCCATGTTATATTTTTTTGTAAGTTCTACACCTTTTTTCTCCAATGCTTCTAATTTTCTTAAATAATTAAATTTTTCACGTAGTGTTTCTTCTTTATTTAGTGAGGGTTTTTTTGAAATATCAGCATTTGGTGTAACAGGAATATCATTAAATTGTGCAAATCCATCCCAAGTTTTCATATTATCACTACTTTCACGTGTAGCTTCTCCAATTGTAGGTGGTTGTTGTACTTTTGATGAGTCAAGATCATCAAATTTAACAGTTAAAGGTTCTTCACTAAAACTGTCAATAACAATAGGTTTTGCTTCATTATTATCTGTAACACCAACCAAATCATTTAATTCACTTTCTAGATTGTCTAAATCATTTAAATCTATATTTGTACTTTCACCACCACTTTTTTCTTTTTTTTTATCATTCATTAATAATTCGATACCACCACCAAAATTTGCTGATTTTAATCCGTCATTAGCTCCTATTTCAATAATTTCAGGTTCCATTTATGAATATATTAGAACTTTTATTTTTAAGTATTACGTATTAATAATATATTAACAACCAATATATTATTATTATTTATTTTGAATATAATATAAACCTTGTAAAAAAGAATCTGATAAGTCATCTTTTTTTTTATGTTTTTCAAATACATTTAACCATTCACTTTGTAAATTATTTCCCATTAGTATTTCTTTAGTTTTCTCTATTCCTAATTTTTTTCTATCATTATAACTAGATTTTTTTTCATCAAATAATTTTAATTTATTTTCAGATGACATAAATTCAATATCACTATTTGTTTTCATAATGAAATATTGAGTTATCATACCCTGTAATGTTTTCATTCTATTTGCAATGGGACTTATTTGATTTTCTATTACTACTTTATCCAGATCCATATCACAAGCAAATAATACATCAAATTTTTGTTTCATTGTTCTTCCAATTTCTATTAAATTAATTTGATCTGCCTTAATACTTGTAATTGGTTCATAACAATTGTCTTTAATATAACTACTAATATCATCTAATAATTGATTTTTGTTTTTCTTTTTATCATAAGGTATATCATATTTTTCTAATAAAGCATATAAATCTTTTACTTTTAATTTTTTTATTTTACTTATATTTAATTCACTTGTTGGTATAATAAATTTGGTTGCATGTTTTTTACAGCAAAAAAAATCATCCTTTTTATATTTTGCTAACTTGTTACAATTCCCTCCTTTCATTTGATGACAACAATAATTTTGTTTTTCTTCACATAAATTTAATACATCCCATTTTAAAATATTCCATTTATCACTATTATCATATTGAATAAGACAATAACCTAAATTTTTCATGCCAACATCAATACTTAATAATTTACTCATATTAATAGTATTTATTTCTTTTAATATATAACAACGAAAATAATGATAAAAAAAAAAATCGATTAACTATATTGTCTGGTCTTGATATATTAAATAAAAATAAAATGAGAGTAGTTAATCTTGTTACAGCTGATTTGTATAATATTATACCTGAAAATGTCGAAGAAGATAAATTCATTAATTTAAAAAGAAAAATAAAGAAAGATATTATTGATACAATACCATATTCACCAATTGAAATGATACAAAGTGATTGGTTTTGGAATAAATTATCTAATCTTGTAAATGCTACTATTACAAAAGAAGATTATGATAATATTCAATGGTGTAAACAATTCATTGATATATTTCAAGATCCTAATTATAAAAAAGATTGTCCAGAATATCATTTTTAGTTATTTTACACCTTTTCACATTTCAAACGCGTTTTTATTTTATGTGTTCTTTATAAATTTTATAATCGGTCAACATTTGTTGATAACAAGCTCTGACACTATTTCTTGGCGTTTTTAATCTTTCCCATTGGTATGGTGCTAAACGTTGAACATATAAATACAACTTTTTCTTACCCATATCGCCGCACCATTTATCTAAATCTTGTCTTGTTCGTATATTTTCAATTGACAAAATAAACTGAATTGCTGATTTAATATCCATTATATTTTTAATTTACACTTTAGTATTATTAATTATTTTTGTTTCAATTTTTTATTTTAACCTTTTCACATTTCAAACGCCGATTATTTTTATAAAAAATTGAAAATTTAGTTTCTATCATTCATATTCATAAAAATGGATTCGTTATATTTTATAAAAGATTACTTTAAAATATTTGTTGATACTACTGCAACTCCTGTGGGATTTTATTCACTATGGATGTGTGCAAATTATGTTGCGTCATATTTCTACAACGAATATTGTGTTCCAAAAACACTAATAGGATTTTTAATGTCACCAATTTTAACTGTAACACCTATATGTAAATCATTATTATGGGTTCAAACTAATTCTGTTGAAACAATGTCAAATATGTGGGTAGCATTTGGAACATGGATTACATTAAATATATTAAAAACAAAATTATAAAACAAAAAATATTATTATAATATATTAATATGGAAAATAACATAAATAATATAAATTTGGTAGATGAAAATATTTTTTTTAACTTAGATAATTTATTAGAATTAGGTTCACAAAATATTTCAAAATTAGCTATATTTATTTTTATTATTGCTGGTAATTATGCGAATGATACATTTTCTTGTAGTTTAAGACTACTAATTCGTGATAATATGATAATTAAGCATATTATTGGATTATTTATTGTATTAATATTTATTGGTTTAACACAGGAAAAAATGAAAATAGGGAATAAAATATTATTATCTATTTTTTTGTATATTTGGTATATTTTTATGATGCGTTCACCTAGAACAATAACATTAATTGTAATAGGCATAATTATTGTTTTGTATATTATGCAAGAATATATGAATGATTTAAAATTAATGATTGATGATAATAAAGATAGTCTTGAAGAAATTGATTCTAAAAATGTTCAATTAACAATATACAATTTAACATTATTAAGAAATGCTTTATTCGTTATATCGGTTGTATTATCAACATTTGGATTTTTATATTTTTATTTATATAACAAAAAAGCTTACAAAACTAATTTCAAAACTTATAATTTTTTCTTGGGAATGAATGATAATGAATGTTTTTCGAAATATGGTAATAATAAAAAGATTTAATTTTTTTTAGATATAATATCACATTTATGAGTTTCAAATTCTCGTAATTGTATTACAACTTTATCACCTATTTGTAAATTTGATTGTCGTCTAAGCAATCCTCTTAATAAACCTATACGATCAATTTTATCATTACATTTTAATTTATATCTACCATCACCTAATATTTGTATAACTTCACCATTTTTTTCTTCAGGCATTTCACTCATTTCATTTAATTATAATACTAGTTATTTAAATGAAATCAATTTTTAAAAAATGTACTCATGTTAGTTGGATACATATAACATCCATCATCATGTTGATATAACCACCAATTATCTCTAGGATGTGTAACTTCTTGTTCTTGCAGTTTAGGTGTTGCCTCTGTATTCCAATACCTAAAACATTTTTTTTCAGGCAATGGCCACTCACCAACGTTAATAGGTAATCCTATCTTAAACCTATATCTCTCTTCCCGTTCTGTCATGTAATAGAATTTTTCATCCATAATCCAATATTCCTCTACAGCATTATTTAAATTTTCTATTTGCTTGATAACGTTTTTCATGTTTAATATATATGCATCATGATATTCATATATCGTTTTTACTATTTCTAACGGCAATATATTATTCAATAATTTAAAAGACATTTTTTTAAATAAAAATAAAAATAACAATATTAAAAATCGATTTTAAGACAAAATATATAAAAATTGAAATTATTAATATGATATTATATTAATAATAAATGAATAGTGACAGTGACTCTGAAGAATCTATAGATTATAAATCACATGAAATTACTGTTACAGAATATTATGAAAATAATAGACGTTTAAGCGACAGAAGACGTGGTATTATTAACCCACAATCATCAAAAAGAACAGTAACACCTATACCTTTTAATACATCATATGTAAATAATAATTTACCACAACATGAAGTATCATGTAAAAAAAAATCTTGGTTTTTATATATATGTTGTTTTAAGAGAAATTAATACTAAAGTTACCCGGTTTTTTTAAAAAAAAAAAAATAAAAAAAAAATTTTTGGACATTTATTTTTGTCCATTTTTTATTTTTGCAAATTTTTTTTTTATAAAAAAAAACCGGGTTTTTTGACTTACACTAAAATGGTTTAAATGTAGTTTTTTGTAGAAAAAAATGTTACCATGATTTTTTTTTTATAAAAATATTTGTTAAAAATCGGCGCTTTTTATGTTTCCATATATTAAGGAAAATGGAAACAAAAATTACGCCTTTTACGCCGAAAAACGCCGAAAAATTTTCTTGTAAAAAATGTAACTTTACATGCTTTAAAATTAGTGATTGGGAAAGACACCTTTCCACACTGAAACACGAACGGAAACGCTTGGAAACATTTGGAAACAAAAAAAACGCCGAAAAAAATTCAAATCAATATCAATGTGAAAATTGCGATAAAGTATATAAAACACGGTCTGGTTTCTGGAAGCACAAGAAAAATTGCAAAAACAAGAAAGAAGACATAAATGAAAAAAATAGTGATAATAATATTGATTTACAGAATATTTCTACAAATGATATGGTATTACAATTAATAAAACAAAATAATGAATTACAAAAGCAAATAACAGAAATTATACCAAAAATAGGGGATACAAATTGTAATAATACAAATAAATTTAATATGAATATATTTTTAAATGAAAAATGTAAAGATGCTATACCATTGATGGATTTTGTAAATAATTTAAAATTAACAATAGATGATCTAGATAATGGAGGAGAAGAAGGTTTTGTAAAATGTATAACAGATGTATTTACAAGAGGGTTGAATCAATTAGATGTAACTAAACGACCAATACATTGTAGTGATATTAAAAGGGAAATTTTATATGTAAAAAATGATGATCAATGGGTAAAAGATGATGGAGATAAAAGTTTAGTGTCTGGTGCTATTAATCTTGTAAAAAAAGATGCTGATAACTTTTTTCATAATTACATAAAAGAAAATCCTGATTGTTGGAAAAGTGGTAATTCAAAAAATCAACAATTTATGACAATGATGTCTAATAGATATGGAAATAGTGATAATAAAATAAATGAAAATAATACAAAAAAAGTAATAAAAAATATAGCAAAAGAAGTTTTAATTGAAAAGGAATAATTATAAAAATTGATTTAACATTTGTCATATTATTTTTTATTATTAAAAATGTTATACAATTTTATTATTTATATGTGTATTCCTTTAACGATTATTAGCACTGCTTTTATCTATTTTAAAATATCATATGATATTTATAAATATAGTAGTAGAATAATATTAAATAATTATTCTACAAATTATTATTATTCTTACGAATATTACAAAAATAGTGATTGGAGAATTCCATTAACTTTTAGTATAATTTATTTGTTAATTGTATTAAATGGTAAGTATTTAATGCAAAATAGTAACCCTAAAAATATTGATACAATCATGTTATGGTATAATCTTTATCAATGTCTTGTTAATGGTATTACAGTATACGTAATGGTTGAAAATATTTTAAATAATCCTGATTTTAATTTATTAGGTAATATGAACAATAATATTAATTTATCATATTGGGTTTGGTTACATTATACTAATAAATATATAGAATTATTAGATACAATGTTTATGATTCTTCGAAAAAAATTTAATCAAGTTTCTTTCCTACATTGTTATCACCATGTATTATTAATTTGGGCTTGGTTTTTAGTGATAAAAGTAAATCCAGGAGGAGATTCTTATTTTGGTGCAATGATTAATAGTTTTATACATGTAATAATGTATACTTATTATTCTATGCCTATAATTGGAATTAAAGTTCCGTTATTTATAAAGAAAATGATTACAAATTGTCAAAAATTACAATTTTGCGTATGTTTATCACATTCAATATATGTAATATATGATGGTAAATTACCTATTATTCTTCCTTTAACACAAGCTTTTGTAATGATAAATATGCTAATATTATTTACACAATTTAGTAGAAAAACATATGGAAAAATAAAAGAAAATTAAAAAATAAAATTAATAATAATAATCATGATTTTATTTTTTTACATAAATTTTAATAACGAAGAAAAGGGATAAAGTTAAAAAAAAAGATGTCAATACATATTCATGTGAATTTATATAGAATTTATTGTTAGTGTTATTAGTAAATTCTCTACTTGTATCAGTATTTTTGCTACAATATATTAAATACATATTAGGTGTATTATCATATATTATATTGTATTTTTGATCTACCTTAGTATGATCACCACAGTTGTAAATATTCATTCCTATTCCGCATAGACCTATCGCAATTTTTTTTATATTTGTTTTATCTCCATATATAATTTCATTATTTTTAATAGTAATTTTTTGACCTCTTGGGAAAGATATAATTGAATTATTTTTATTTTTATATTTTTGTAATTTTTCAATAAATGTAGGGTTTAAAGCATCATCATCATCTAATCTTAATGTACAATATTGATCACATGTAATTTCAGTTTTATTAAATTCTTTAAAAGATTTTATAAAATAAATTTTAATATTATGATATTTTTTAGTAATATTTAATAATCTGTTTTTATATTCATTTGACATATACTCACTAGCATATATTTCCCATAAATAATTTTGGTTTGTTTGATTAATTATTGAAGGTAATGTAATTTTTTCAAATGTATTAAATTTTTCTTCCATTCTTTCTTTTGAAAATAATTTTTCTTTATATTGATGAAAATTTTTTTCATTTCGTGTTAAACGATATTGTTTATGATCATAATCTAAAATAGAAAATCGTGTAATAATATATGTTTTCATATTTTAATATATATAATATGTTATATATTAAAAAATGTGTCAATGCCTTAAAATTAACATTATATTCCCACCCATTGCAGGACTCGAACCTGCAACCTCATGATTAGAAGTCATACGCGCTATCCAATTGCGCCAAATGGGCACTTTATTATAAAACATTTAACTTTATAAAAAAATTATAGCGGAAGGAGGTTTCGATCCTCCGACCTTCTGGTTATGAGCCAGACACGCTTCCTCTGCGCCATCCCGCTAAATTGGAACAGCCCGGCATCGATCCGGGTACCTCTCGCATGCTAAGCGAGCGCTCTACCACTTGAGCTACAGTCCCAAAAGACGCTTCCCTGCGCCATATTGTTATAAAATTTGATATCCATGGGATTCGAACCCATGCCCGAAGACCAGTACCTTAAACTGGCGCCTTAGACCACTCGGCCAGGATACCAAAAGCTCCCACTGGGAATCGAACCCAGGTCGCCAGATTCAAAGTCTGGAGTCGTAACCATTGGACCATGAGAGCAAAAAAGTGCACGAAGTGGGATTCGAACCCACGAAGCAATTGCACGAGATCTTAAGTCTCGCCCCTTTGACCGCTCGGGAATCCGTGCTTATTACTCTTCCAAGAGGGGTCGAACCTCTGACCTCGCGATTAACAGTCGCACGCTCTAACCAACTGAGCTATGGAAGACTACAAATTTTTCCCTAATATAAGTTCATTTAGTTTTTAATCCAGGACACACCACGTGGAGGCGAACTATTTTATGTCCCATAAGTGCTTCCTGAGGGACTTGAACCCTCGGCCTTTGCTTTGCTAAAGAGCATTAATTTCTGCCGTATAAGAACAACGCTCTAACCAACTGAGCTAAGGAAGCAACTCTCTCAAGAGGGGTCGAACCTCTGACCTCGCGATTAACAGTCGCACGCTCTAACCAACTGAGCTATGAGAGATAGTTTCCCACACGGGGAATTGAACCCCGACCTCGGCCTTGAAAGGGCCATATCCTAACCATTAGACTATGTGGGATGGTGCACGAAGTGGGATTCGAACCCACGAAGCTGACGCAACAGATCTTAAGTCTGTCCCCTTTGACCACTCGGGAATCCGTGCTTTTTACTCCATCAATATTTCTTAATACCACATATTACTTACCTTTTTATTTTTTAATAGACATTATTATATGTTACAGACAAATCGATTTTTTTTTAAATACCGCCCATTTTTTGGCATCAATTAAAAATTAAATCAACTTTTTTTTTTATTTTAATTAAATCCTCCCCATTTTTTTACAAAATTAAATTTTTTATATTCTCTATAACCTTACTAGACAATTTACGTTTATTACCTTTTCCATCAAATATATAAAAATTATTTAAACAATCTAAATTATTATTTAAAGCCATAATTAAGTTTGGAATATTTTCATATTTTTCAATTATTGATTTAGCTATAGTGGAACTAATATATGGTATTTGCATTAACATTATAGTCCATATATTAGATTTGTTAATATTTTCATGCTTTTGTTTTTTTATACATTGAATATATTCATTATTTAAATTATTTGTTGATTCAATATTTTCAACGTTATTTATAGCTTTATAAAAGGGCATCCTGTTATCTTTTTCTCTCAAAAATTTTTTTAAAAAATAGTAAATGATATTAGAAGTATCATTTAAACCTTGACTAAATAAACAACTAAATCCTTGATAATAGTAGAGAGAAAATACAGCAGAATATAACGTAGATGGATTTTTAAATTGCGCATATGTTGATATATTTCCTTCAATTATAAACATAATGTTATGATTATGTACTTTATCAATTTGCATTCTTAAACATTGTTCTTTATATCTACTATCTTTTATACTACTTTCCAAATCATTTAATGTTTTTCTCTCAAATATAATATAATCTTCGTTATTATCATCATTAGTAATTGATATATCTCCTAACAAAAGATTATCAATCTTTACTTTCAAAATTTCTGAGAGAGAAACATCGTCATCTATTAACTTTGTTAAAATTGGTATTAATTTTTTCTCTCGATAATCTATTTTTAAAAACATTATAAATATTTATATTTAATTTTTAAATAAGAAAAATTAAAAATATTATTATAAAATATAAATGAAATTAATATTAAAAATTTCTATTATCATGATAATAATTGATAGTATATGGCTTAATTTTTTTATGGCAAATATATTTGGAAAGATGATAAAAAAAATAACAGGTAAAAATATTGAATTAGATTTGTTAGCAGCATTTTTAGCTTATTCATGTATGGTTTTAGGTGTACGTTATTTAGGTATTCCAAATATTAGAGATAAACATATTTTAAATGATTCTATATTTTATGGTACTTTGTTAGGATTATTATCATTTGGTGTATTTGATTTTACTAATAAAGCAATTATTCCTGGTTATACATGGAGTGTTACATTATTAGATATAACTTGGGGGTGCATTTTAAATATTTTAACATTATATTTAACAAAAACTATACCTTTTCTATAAACCATTATCATACTCTTTAATTTCATCATAGTAATTTTTATTGACAGAATTATCATTAAAAGTTATAACAAACTTTAAGATCTCTCTATCGCCACTAATTGATGGTGTTACTCTGTGTTTAATTGATGAAGGTGTAACACACACAAGAGTATTAGGTTTTGTTTTAATTTTTTGTAACTTACCATACATATCTATATATTCAAACAAAGATTGTGAAGTATTTGATAATGTTAAAACACATTCATAATACCGACCATTAAATATATTTTTATCAATATGCCATAACATCCCCTTTGATTTTGAATCATATATTCTATATTCTATTGGAAAATTATTTGTATTATATTTTTGATTGAGACTATTTTCTAATAAATATTTTAATTCATATGTATGTAACAAATTTGTTAATTCAGTGAATTTTATATTATTATTATTTTTATACATATATGTTTTTCGTTCTGGTACTCTTTTATCGTATGTAATTTTCCCTTTTGTTTTTTTAATATAATTACTAATCTCATTGAATCTTTCAGTAGAGTAAAAATTTTCTAAAATAATAACATCATTATCGTATTTTGTAGAATAATGTAAATTTATAAAAATTATTAACAATAATGTAAAAGAAAATATATATTTTTTATACATAACTATAATATATATATATTATTTATAATCATCGCAATCATCACAATCATCACAATACCACCCTAATTCACTTAATTCATTTTTTTGCTCATCAAAACAATCAAGACATAATATTTTATCCTCACTATTTTCCTTTGTAAATATATACACATTGTGATTCCAACAATCAACTGATTCACAACATTCACTACAATACTCATAACGTGTTTCGTCGCAAAAATTATTATCTAAATTATCAATATTTTGATCCCATTTTTCAATTACAAAATTATTATTTTCATTTATTTTATTTGTTTCAGTCAAACACCAATTATTATTAAGTACCGGAAAAAAGGTATCGCAAACATAACTTTCTTTTAATCGTGTAATAATACATTGTGATACATAAAAATTTTTTAAAAATAAATCATAAATTTTCTCACCACCAATAATCCATGTTTCGTCTAAATTATTATTAATACAATATTGAATAATTTCATATTCATTATTAAAAAAATAAGCACCATCTTTTGAATACATTTTGTCATTGACTAATGAATTTGATAATATAATATTCATTCTATTTTTCAGTGGTTTACAACCAATACTATCCCAAGTTTTTCTACCCATTACTATAGCATTATTACCGTTACCTTTTGTAGTATTCGAAAAATGTTTTAAATCTTCTTTTATATACCAAGGTATCTTGCCGTTATATCCTATTCCATTATCATTACATACAGCAACTATTATATTTATCTTCATTTATTTTATAAATAATTTAATATTTAAATATTTATTTATGTATTAAATTATAAAATATCATAATTTATTAATTAAATGAAATTAAATCTTACTAAATTTTTGATTAAAAATATAATAGCTCCCCATGGTGTAACTGATTTAACACATAGTATACAGACAAATAATGTAGAAAACTTATTACGTTTAGAAGTATTAAATTTAGGTTTTTGTGAACTTATGACAAATGTTTTTCATTTTAATAATTTATACGACATTATATTTTTTTTATTTACAAGTATACATTTTAGATATGATTTTCCAAATATTACATATAATAAAATAAAACTTCCAAAATATTTTTCTAGTGCATCTTATATATTTATTTGTTTGTTTTTAGATAAGATATTACCATTTCATTTAGGTTTTGATTTTTTAATATATTATATGTCTTTTATCCATGTTCCAAATCATTATAAAAACAATTGGTTTCATATTGACAAAGAATTTACTTTAAATTTACTGGTTTTAACATTTACAATTGTATTAATAAATGCTATTTATCAATATTATCCAAATAATATAGTTAATGATGATTTTGTAAATATATTTAAATCCATTATAATAGCACATGTATTGTATCAAGAAATATACATTTTTGAAAAAAAAAAAATTGAATAATCAATTTAAATATTTTCATATAATTTATACAATGAATAATAAATTATATGAAAAAAATTATACAAAAATTGTTGAATCACAATATGGAAAAAAACGTGATTTAAATTATGACAATATTCTAGAAGAAGAAATTAAATTATTTCATAATTATAGTATTGAAAACAGAATAAATATGACACAATACAACACATATAGTATAGATCCTATAGGTTGTAAAGATGCAGATGATGCTTTTAGTATATATATAAAAAATAATAAATTATTTTTAGCTATTCATATTGCTGACCCAACAGAATATATTCCTATTCATAGTGAGTTATGGAAAGATATAATGAATAGAACAACAACAAAGTATCCATCAAATAGAGAACCAATACATATGATGTCAAACAAAGTATTGGAATTTTCAAGTTTACAGTCTAAAACACTAAATACTGTTAAAAAAGCTATTACTATTAATACAGAAATCAATATGGAAACATATGAACCTATTAATGATATTAAAATATTGTTTACAAATATTTCATTGAAAAAAGAAAATGCGTTAAGTTATAGTGAAGCAGCTAAAAATAGTAATAAAATAGTAGCAATTGAAACTGGATTAAAAATTAGTGAAGCATTAAAAAAAATACGTGCTAAAACAACGAAAGGGATAAAATTAAACGAACTTTCAATGGCTTATCCTATTTATGACAATGAAAATGATAATGTATTTTTATATGAAGATAGCACAAATGAAAAATTAATGAAACAAATGATTGCCGAATTTGCAATATTTGCGAATTCATTTGTAGGTGAATATTTAAAAATTCATTTAAATATGGGAATATTTAGAACATGTAATGCAAAAGAATGGTTGAATGATATATATAATAATATAAGTGGAAAAGATTTATTAAAAGAAATTATTACAAATGGTATAAAAGCTGATTACATGTCAAGTGTTTCATCACATGATTTAGTTGGGATGCCTGAATATTGTCATTTTACATCACCAATTAGACGTGTTTCTGATTGTGTATGTCATTATTTATTAAAATATATTTATTTGAAAAATAGTGATCCTAATAAAGAAATACCATTTAATGAAAAAGAATTAGAAAAAATAGCTAATTTATGCTTAGCAACAACAAGAAATGATAAAAAGAAACAATATACAGATATTAAATTTCGCTTATTACAAGTAATGCATAATATGTTGTTGTATAAAAAAAGTATTAATATTGGTTATTATGTAACAAGTTACACTGGACTATTTTTGAATATTATTATTAGTAAAATAGAAAATTTCAATGTTCATATGTCTTATACGTTGAGAATAAATAAAAATGAAAATTATATTGATTTTAATTCAATACATTCTAAAATTATGAATAATATTAATATAACACATGTTAAATGTTTTGAAAAATATGATATGGGTACAATCCCAGAATTAGATAATGAAATTTTAAATAATTAATATAGTAATAAAAAAAGAAATTGATATAAAGTTTATTAATGTAATTATAGTAACAAAAAAAATGAGTAAAATTACAAATGATGATGATATTATTAATAATGGTGAACAATTCATATTCAATCCATTTAATTCAAATAATAGAGAAATTACAGTAAAAAATATTCAAGAAATTTTAAGAAACTATGGATTACCAAGTGAAATAAATAATTTAGAATTATATAGACGTGCTTTTATTCATAAATCATATACTAAAAGACCATTTCTAGAAAATGAACAGCAAAATATTATAATTGTAGAAAGACCGGTTGATTGTATGCCATTGAGTTCAAAATCAAATGAACGACTTGAATTTTTAGGTGATGGTGTACTTGAATGTATAACAAAATATTATTTATATAGAAGATTTCCAAAAGAAAATGAAGGTTTCATGACAGAGAAAAAAATTGCTTTAGTTAAAAATGAATCAATTGGTAGATTAGCTTATGAAATGGGATTACATAAATTTTATATTCTATCAAAACATGCAGAAGAAAAAAATACAAGAACAAATATGAAAAAATTAGGATGTTTATTTGAAGCATTTTTAGGAGCTTTGTTTTTAGATTTTAATAAATTAACAATCAAAGATGATGATGCTTGGTTTAAAAATTTATTTGTTACAGGGCCAGGATTTCAAATGGCACAAATTTTTGTAGAAAGTATATTTGAAAGACATGTTGATTGGATTGAATTAATTAGTAATGATGATAATTATAAAAATATTTTACAAGTAAAAATTCAAAAAGAATTTAAGGTAACACCTCATTATTTAGAAGTATATGATTATGATGAAGAAACAGGTTATCATATGGGTGTTTATATATGTCTAGGACAACCTATTCATAACGCAAATAAGGATGATGCTATAATATTTGAAGATAATTTGAAAACTTTTCAAGCAATTCATGACTATATGGAAAATAACGAATCTATACTAGTATTTTTAGCAGAAGGTAAGCATAAAATTAAAAGAAAAGCTGAACAAATAGCATGTGAAAAATGTATTAATTTTCTAAATCATTAAAAAAAATATAAAAATCATAATTGTGTTTTTTTATATTTTAATGTATATATCTATTATATATTTATATGGAAAGTGTAATAGAAAAATTTTCTAAGAAACCTAAAATTGCTACAAAAAAAAGTTTTACAGTAGCTTTAGAAAAAGAAAAAAAAGAGAACGAAAGAAATGATGAATTAGTTGAAATTGATGATGTTTTAAATTATCAAGAACAAAAGGAAAAAGAAGATAAAAGTGAAAATCCAATTATTATTGATCAAAGTAATATTATAACCAAAGAAGATAAAAATAAATATCAAAAATTGAGAAAAAAATTAAACATAAAAAGTAAAGTTGTAAAAAATGAAGTAGAAGAACCTATTATTGAAGAAAATAATACAGAAAAAGATCTTGATAAAGAAATCAAAATTAAAACAAAACGAAGAAAACGTATTACAAAACCAGTAGATATAAGTAGAGCTGCAGTAAATGAAATAACAAGTGTAGAATTAGGAGAAGAAATAAAAAATAGATTACCTGAAAAAGATAAATTTATAATTATGAAACATACAAGTTATTATATGAATAATAGAGAAAAATTTATTTATTTTATTAATAACTTGTTTAGAACATACAAAGATGATTTATTAAAAGAAGAACATCAGTTAAGTTGTGATGATAAAAATATTGATAATGAATTTAAATTATTAATTCATCAAAAAATTGTAAGAGATTACATTAATTTTTATACACCTTATCGCGGTTTATTAATATATCATGGTCTTGGTTCAGGGAAAACATGTAGTTCAATTGCTATTGCTGAAGGATTTTTAGGAATACCTGCGATTGCTTTTACTGAAGGTGTAACAAGTATGAAAAAAGTTGTAGTAATGACACCAGCATCATTACAAACGAATTTTTTTGAAGAATTGAAAAAATGCGGTAATCCTATTTTTAAAAAACAACAATATTGGGATTTTGTAAATATTGATAAAAATGATGAAGAAAAAATACAACAAATATCAAAAGCATTGGGATTAAAAACATCTTATATTAAAGAACAAAAAGGTGCTTGGTTAGTAAATGTAAAAAAAGAATCAAATTATAATAACTTGTCTACTGAAAATAAAAATGCAATAGAAAAACAAATTAATGAAATGATCCGTCAAAAATATTCATTTATTCCATATAATGGTCTAAGATTAGATAGATTAGATGAAATAACAAAGCAAGATACATTTAATCCTTTTGATAATAAAGTTGTTATTATTGATGAAGCTCATAATTTTGTTAGCAGAATCGTAAATAAAATAGATCTACCTAAAGTACAAGATAAAAAAATCGTTAGTATGAAATTATATGAATTATTATTAACAGCTAATAACGCAAGAATAATATTATTAACAGGTACCCCAATGATTAATTATCCTAATGAAATTGGTATATTATTCAATTTATTGAGAGGATATATTAAAAGTTGGATAATGCCTATTAAAATAAATCCAGAAAATCCTAAAAAAGTAACTACAGAAATGGTACAAAATATATTAAAAAAACATGAAATAATAGATTTTATTGAAATTATTAACAATAATTTAGTAATTACAAGAAATCCATATAGTTATAGTAATAAATTTTATTCTAAAGGTGAAAATGTAAATTATTTAGGTGTAAGAAAAAATATTAAATTGAAAACAATAAGTGATGATGAATTTAGTGATGAAATAATTGAATTATTATCAAAAAATAATGTATTTATACATAAACCAGGTGTTAAAATTGAATATAATAAAGCATTACCAGATAAATTAGAAGATTTTATGCGTTTTTTTATAAATGAAGATACAGGTGATTTTAAAAATGAAGATATATTTAAAAGACGTATTATTGGATTAACATCATATTTTAAGAGTGCACAAGAAAAATTGATGCCAACATATAAACCAAGTCATGATTTACATGAAATATATGTAGAAATGAGTGATTATCAATATTCAAAATATGAAGAAGTGCGTTTACAAGAACGTAATATCGAGAAAAAAAGAAGAGGAAAGAGAAATAATTTATATTCAAATAGTAATTCTTCATATCGTATATTTTCTCGTTGTTATTGTAATTTTGTATTTCCTAATCCTCCAGGTAGACCAATGCCAAAAAATAAAATACAAGAAGCGAAAGAAGGCGAAGAAAAATTTGATTTAGAAAAAGCAATTGAATTAACAAAAGATGAAGATGATATTGATGCTATAACCGAAAGAGAGAAAAAGAAAAATATAGATGGTAGATATTTAGATGATGAAAATGTTGAAGAAACAGATATAGATGATTCATATGGTGCTAGAATACAAAATGCTTTAAAATTTTTATTACAGAATAAAGATACTTTATTAACACATGAAGCATTAAAAACATATAGCCCAAAATTTTTACATATTCTTGAAAATATTGAAGATTCTATGATGATAGGTTCACATTTAATATATAGTCAATTTAGAACATTGGAAGGTATTGGAATTTTAAGTATTATACTTGAAGCGAATGGTTTTGTTAAATTTAAATTAAAAAAAGAGGGTATTAATTGGTCGTTAGATATACCCAAACATCAAAGAATACCAAAAAAAATGTTTACTTTGTATACTGGTACAGAAACAACAGAAGAAAAAGAATTAATACGTAATATTTTTAATGGTAATTTTGATCTATTGCCAAGTAAATTAAAAGAAGAATGTCTTGAAATCAATAAAAATAATTTTTATGGTGAAATTATTAAAGTTTTTATGATTACAGCTTCAGGAGCAGAAGGTATTTCATTAAAAAATGTAAGACATGTACATATTGTAGAACCATATTGGCATCCTGTTAGAAAAGAGCAAGTTATTGGAAGAGCAAGACGTATTTGTAGTCATAGTGATTTACCAGAAACAGAAAGAAATATAAAAGTGTATATGTATTTAATGAAATTTTCTGATAATCAAATTCAACATAAAATGGTTAAAGAAATTAAAAACAATGATAAAAGTAAATATGATAAGAAAAATAAAAGACCTTTTACTAGTGATGAATCATTATATGAAATTATGAATAGAAAAGAAAATATAACAAATCAATTATTAAGATCAATTAAGGAAGCATCATTTGATTGTTCTATACATAGTTCTTCATCATCAGAAACTCTAGAATGCTTCTCATTTGGTAATGAAACAAATAGTAAATTTTTTTCATATAAACCTAATTTAGAACATGAAGATAAAGACGATAAAATTAAGAATTTAAATATTCAAGTTAAAGCATGGCGTGCAAAGAAAAAAATAGTTAATGGTAAAGCTTATGCATTACGTTTAGATGATGAAGGTAATCCAACAGATAAATTATATGATCTTGTTAGTTTTCAAACAGCACAAAAAAATCCTAATAAAAAAATACAAGTAGAATATGTTGGAAAATTAATTAAGGATGAAAATGGTAAAGAATTTGTTGAAGGTATATAATTTTTGTATATTTATATATTATAAATGTTAGATATATTTAATTTTGATAAATTATCTTCTGATCTGTCTGTTTTAAAAGGTAATCAAGCAGTTATTCTTGGATTGTTATTAATGTTTGTTACAGGGTTGTTTTTCACTTTTTTATTTGTTATTTACTACAAAATTGTAAAAAAAAGAATGATATTTGGTGATGAAAATGATGAAGAAAAACCTGTAATAAATATAAAAAAATTGAAAGATGCTATATCACTTTAATTTACATAACAATAATTAAAATATATATTAAAACAATAATTTTAATATATATATTTGAAAAATGATTTCATATTACTATTTAAATTCAATAATTAAAATTGGTATGAGTGCTAAAAATAATTGGGAAATATTAGATGAAGCAGATGGTAATGATTTATGGTTTCATTTAGATAGTTATCCATCATGTTACGTAATAGTTAGTTTTCAAAAAAAAACGAAACCAATTGATAGTATAATTAAATATGCTAGTCAATTATGCTATACATATAGTAAAAATAAAGTTCCTAAAAATAAAAACTCAGTATGTGTGTGTTATACGAAATGTAAATATTTAAGAAAAGGAACAACCCTAGGTGAAGTACAAATATTAAAAAAACCAAAAAGAATAATTATAGATATTCGTGATCTTTAATTTTAAACTGTTAATTTATATAATTCATATGCGGCAAGACCTCCTGCTATTTGCGATAATATATATGGTAATACTTCTGTATTATTTAATTCTCCCTTTGCAAACATTACAATAGTAACAACAGGATTTACATATCCACCAGTGAAACCACCTAATATAGTAGCAACTAATGTTAATGCTATACCAATAATAAGTGGATCACGTGTTACTAGTATTGTATATAAAAAAAATAGTGTTCCTAAAAATTCTAGAATATATTTTTCCATTATATTATGTAACAACATAATATAATATTTTTTTATTTAAAATTCATTATTTCTATTACGTAACATAGCACGTTCTTTAGAATAACGAGTAAAGTTAGAGCTATCATATACATATTTTACATTACATGAACTAGGTTCAATATCTGAATTATCACATGATGAATTAACACCATCTTTATTTGAAAAAGTATTGGTGAAGACAAGACTGCTTAATTGGTTAGGACCTTTACAAGAATAATTTGTTCTTGATAATGGATCACCTGCGTTATGTGTAACACGAAAACCACCCATTGCTAAAGGTTCACTTAATTTACCTTGACTTTGTAAAAAATAAAAAGATGTATTATAAGCTCTTCCTAAGACTTCATGTGTTCTTGGGCGAAAGTTATCTAAACTATATATTTTAGCATTTGATTTTTTTAAAGAATCAGTCATTATATAATATACTATAATATTTTTTATTTTTATTAATTTGTTAAAATTCTAGGTGCTACATTCATGGATATTAATTCTTGAAACAATAATTTACATGCATAAGGTATTTCCATATAATCAAAACTTGTTCTGTTATCACAAACTTTACATTGATGAATATGTAATTCTTCATTATATGCAGCTATCATTCCACATGTTTTACATACATGTACTTGAAAACTATCAGAAGCATCATACAAACGTCCTTTTGTAAATCGAGAAGCACCATGTGAAATCATACAATCTCTTTCCATTTCACCAAATCTTAATCCACCATCACGTGAACGACCTTCTGCTGGCTGTCTTGTTAAATTTACCATTGGTCCTATAGATCTACTATGTTGTTTATCATTTACCATATGTTTTAATCTTTGATAAAACACTGGTCCAATAAATATATCACTTTCCATTTGTTCACCAGTTAAACCATTGTACATTATTTCGTTTCCATGTTTATTAAAACCTTGTTTTTTTAATTCTTTTGAAATATCATCAACCGTCAAGTCACCAAAACTTGTTCCATCACCAAATAATCCTAAATGTAATAATACTTTTCCCAATAATGTTTCTTTAAGTTGTCCAATAGTCATACGAGACGGAATAGCATGCGGATTAATTATAATATCTGGCTTCATTCCTTCTGCCGTAAAAGGCATATCATCTTCGGGTATAATGTTTCCAATAGTACCTTTTTGACCATGACGACTTGAAAATTTATCACCAATTACAGGTTTTCTAATAATACGTGTTCTTACTTTTGCAAATTTATATCCATCTCCATTTCTATCAATATGATTTTTATCAATATATGTTTCTTCGCTTGTTCTAAATACTCGACTTTGGTCTTCATATTTAATTAATTTTGTATGATCATTTTTATTCTCTTTAATTGGTATCATTTTAGCTATAATAACATCGCGATTTTCTATTAAAGTATTTTCAGGAATAACACCATCATTATTAATTTTATTATAATTTCCAAATTTCATTCCTTTCGTACGTGATGGATCAGGCTTTCCTCTAATTTCTTCATCACCATTTATTTTTTTATCTTCATCTTTTTCTGTATGATAAATTGTTGCTATAAATAATCCACGATCAACAGCACCCTTATTAACAAGAATACTATCTTCTTGATTATAACCCGTATGTGTCATAATAGCGACTATTACTGGTGATCCAGATGGAATATTATTAAGTTGTAAAATATTCATTAATCGTGTATCTACCAATGGTCTCATTGGATAATTTAAAATATATGCTGTTTTATCCATACGATTATGATAATTTGTAACATATACACCCATAGACTGTTTTGTTTGAGCACACTGATATGTATTTCTAGGTGATTGATTATTTTCCGGAAAAGGAATACACGATGCTAATACACCCAATATTGTACTTGGATGAATTTCACAATGTGTATAATATATAGTTTCTTTTTCATTTACAAATGATAATTTTTCTTTATTCATAGCAATCATTGAATAATTTTGCTCTTCAGGATCAATATATTCTATAATTGACTTTTCTAATACAATATTTGTTAATAAATCATCCCAATTATATTCTTTACTATTTATTTTATTTACTGTTTCATTATTTAATATTAATTTTTTATTTTCTACACGTAACAAAGGTCTTGTTAATCTTCCTCCATCATTACAAATTCTTATTTCCATCAAAGCATAATTAAATACTATTGATGTATAAACATTTATCATTCCCGTATATTTTTTTTCTTTTAATGTTTTGTATGTATTTAAAGGTTCATCTGTAATACCGATCCATGCACCATTAACTATTACTTTTACTTTTTTATAATATTTTTCTGTATTTTTTAAATTATCTAATGGTGTTATTAATGAAGTAATATAATCATGTAAAGAATTACTATTAACTGGTATTGTTAAATGAGCTAATTGACTCAAATTTTTTACAACACCTACTGATTGACCTTCTGGAGTTTCTGCCGGACATAAAAATCCCCAAGTTGTATTATGAAGCATACGTGGTGGAATTAATTTGCCACTTTTATCAATTGGTGTACTAATACGCCTTGAATGACTCAAACTTGAAGCATATGTCATACGATTTAACACTTGTGCAACACCAACTTTTGAACTATTTGTATGTTTTAAACCAAAATCACCTGTACTTAATGCTCTTTTGATGCCATTTTCAATAGTTGTTGATTTTATAATTTTATAAATATTTGTATGATTTACTATATTTTCAAAATCATATGTTGAACGCCATGAACCTGTATTAATCTCTTTTACAATCATTTTTTGCATATCTTTAACTAGCTTATTGAAATAATTTCTAAAAAGATTATTAAGTAATGTTCCTGTTAAATCTATACGTTTATTTAAATAAGAGTCTCTATCATCTTGTTGAATAAATCCTTCATTCGCCATTAATAATTTTTTTGTCATATAACCAAGGAAATAAATTTTTTGCGTGTCATTATGGCAATGAGGAAACAAATCATTATTTAATACATCTTCAGCAAATTCTTTTTTTTTTTGCTCTCCTTGATCTTTATCCATATTTATTGGAGTAAATATTACATTATTTTTAATTATTTCAAATGCTTGTTCAGGTGTTTCTATATCACCAGATTCATATATAGACCCTTTTAATGATTTTGCCAAAATAGATATTTCTTTATCACTATTAAATTCATTTGCTAACAAAATAATTTTACAAATATCTTTATCATTAATAATACCAAGCGCTTTAAATATAGTAAATAAAGGTATTGGTGTTTTAATTCTTGGCATTTGAATATGAATTGATTTACCATGTCCATTATCTTTACTAGTCATCATTAAATTAATTTGTTTAGGACTAATTGTTTTAAAATCTGGTACTGATTTTATCTCAGCAGACCATTTATACTTAGTATTATTTTTTTGAATATTAAAACAATATACTCTATTTTCGGCAGCTCTCTCTTGTCCTAATACAGTTTTTTCAGATCCATTAATTATAAAATAACCACCTGCATCATATCCACATTCTCCTAATAACTTAGAATTCATATGTTTATATTGATTCAATAAACAGATTGAAGACTTTAACATTACAGGCATTTTTCCAATATGTACAGACGGTATTTTTTTACAAAATATTTGTGAATTTTCTAATTTTTCTCCATTTCTTGTTATATATTTAATATTTAGATCAAATGTCATGTTTGATGAATATGTAAAATTTCTTAATCTTGCTTCTTGTGGAAACATTAATTTAATAGCACCATTATTTTCATGGATTTGAGGACGATGTAATTGAAAGTTTGAAAATGTAATTACCATTTCTAATTTATATTGATCACTTTCTTTATCATAATCTTGCTCTGATTTTATATAAATAGGGTGAAACATGTGTATAGTTTTTTCTAATTGATAATTAACAAATTCATTATAAGATTCTAACTGATGTCTTACTAACTGTTCCAAATGATTTTCACCAAAATAAGTTTCTATTAATTTCCAAGGAAAATCATTATCTAAATTATCTTTTTTATCGCAATCATCAAATGATCTCTTCATAATATTTTTATTAATCAACTGTTTAACTATTTTATTTCAATTTTTATAATAATTATTAAAAAATTATAAAAATAAACGCATAATTATTTTAAATGTTTTTTCATTTTATCGCTTAATTCCACTGGTTTTGTATCTAAATGACTTTGTAATACTTCTCTTGATAAATAAAGTGTTTTTAAATCACTCATTGGTTGTGATTCATATTCTGGAATATTATTATTTACATTGGATGATTCATATAAAGTTTTATTACGATTTTGTTCTACGATATGATTAGCATTTTGTTGTAAATATTTTCTATAATCTGCATTTGTAATTATGTTTCCATTTTCAATAAATTGATTATTTAACTCCATATTATGTGCGTATTGTGTAATAAATCTTCCATCTTCCATTAATTCTGGCACATTAAAATAAACATTATTAGCTGATCTTTGAGACATATATATATATGTTATATAAAATATTATATTTATTTAAGTTCATTTTGAATTACCTCTAATAATTCATTCTTTTTTAGTTTTTTTTGCTCTGCTATTCCTATTCCATTTTTAAGTGCAAACTCTTTTAATTGAGATATTGTCATTTTTGTTAAATCTTCTTCTACTTCATTTTTAATATCTTCTATATTACCAGTATTATCTTCTAAATCCAATTCTATAACTTTTGTTAAATTATTTGTATTTTCATGTGATTCTTCACTATTTATTATATTATCAATACTACTCTTTAATGTTTGTTCTACTTCTCTTATTTCTTCATTATCATCTTCTTCGTCGTCATCTTCGTCGTCATCTTCGTCATATTCATCGTCATCTTCGTCATATTCATCGTCATCTTCGTCATTTTCACTTGTTTCATCTAAATCTTTTTCCTTTTCCATTTCTTCTATAACATTTAAATCTTCATCCTTTTCTTCATCCACTTCTACAATTGTTTCTAATTTGTTTAATTTACTTTTATAATCACCTACTGTACTTTTAATCATATTTACTTCATTACTAATTCCAGAAATTACTTGTAAAATTGATGACATTTTACTATCGTAATCTGATAATCTTTGTCTAACATAAAATAATGTTATAACAATAACAAATATTATACCTAATGAAAACATTAAATTTGTTCCTACACCAAAAATTGCTAAAAGGTCCATTTAAAAAATATAAATATTAAAAGGTTAATGAAAAAACGTATTTTACATTTTATGTAAATAATCTAATGTTTCGTTAATGATATCTTGAGGATAATTTAATTTTTTTAATACTTCTACACCACCTTTTATTTTACTAATTCCACAAATTAATTTATATTTATAAGTTAAACTATTATTTACTTCATTTGTTTTCATATGATAATTTTCTATCTTTTTATTATTGTCTAATTTTTCGCATAAATCTATAAAATGTGTTGTTAATAAAAATGTAATATTATTATTAGAAGCTAAATGTTTTAAAAATGAATAAGAACTAGCTATAGCTTCATATGGATTTGTTCCTGAATATAATTCATCAAAAATACAAAAATGATTTTTATTTTTTTCTTTATTTACAATATCCAGAATATCTTTACATCTTCTAGCTTCTGCCTGAAATAAACTATCCCTACCAGATGTATCTGGTATATTTAAATAACAATGAATATTATCAAAACATTGTATTTTACAATCTTCATAAAATCCATATCCAATTTGCTGAGTTAATATTACATTTAATATTGTTGTTTTTAATATTGTTGTTTTTCCTGATGCATTAGGGCCAGTAATAATTTTATTTTTACTTAAATTAATAGAATTTTTAACTACATCTTGTTTAATTATTGGATAATACATATTTATAATCTTTAATTTTTGTTTTGTTTTTATTTTTGCCATATTTATCTTTTTTAAATCTATATAACGTTTCAAGTTCACAATATTCTCAACATAACCATTAAAACCAAAAGTAAACATAATTGTTTCATGTATATTAATGTCATTGCGTAATGTATAAAAACTACTCATTAATGTTCCAATACATTGTAACTCATTTAAATCCCATCTATATTCTTGAATAATGTGTATTTTATGTAAAATATTATCAATTGATTCTTCCTTTTCAATTAAAAATTTTTTAAATTTTATGTATTTTTTATATTTACTTATTTTTTTTGTAATTATATTAATATTTGTTTTTGTTTCACTTAAATATTTTTTTAATGAGCAAATAAAATCATGTATTAAAGTTAGATTTTCATTATGTCTTATACATGTTAACACATTAATATATATTTGATAAATATACAATACTATTGAACCTAATATATATGCTTTCCTTTCTAACGGTATATCATTAAATTGATATACTAATTGATATAAAAATGTATTTTTAATCATCATTATAATCGAATTATAATATTCATTTATGCTTACATTTACACCATAGTATTTTAAAATGAAAAATGGAATAATAACAACAAAAAAAGGTGAAAATAAAGATATAATTGGTGCCATTATTGACATCATAGTGAAAAATGCCATAAAATATGTATTGTTATTTAAAAATTTACAATATTCATAATCAACATAATTATATTTTTCATAAAAATTATCTTCATTTACAAAGTTCTTCCAGCGATCAAATATTTCATCTGTATTTGTAACTTGATCTTTAATGTCAATAGTTTTTAGAAATTTTTGAGAATTTTTTAAAAATATTTTATCTGTTGTGTATTTATCACTCCATAACTTAGTTATTTCTTTTGAACAATTTGTAGTTGGATTAAATACAATGTCATAGAAACAACTATAATTATCATCTTTATTAGATTCGTTTTTTTCTGTTAATTCTAAATCTATTTTTGTAGCATTATCTATAGATTTAACATTTTTTTTTTCCAAAAAATCTATTGGTAATTTAAAATATTTTTTTATATTACAATCATAGTTGTTTTCCATTAAAATTAATTCTTACATTATTTTTAATTTTTTAATGTATAAAATTAAAAATACTTCTTTAATTATTATAATATTCTTTCATCTCTTTTTTAAATTTATTCATTCTTTTTCTAATAGTTTCAGTAGACAATGATTTTATTTCAGCTATATCTTTATTTTTTCTAATAATATCAAAATTATTATCATATTTTAAATATATAATTTCTTTTATTACAGGATCTAATGTATGAATATGAGACCATAATTTTTTATATTTGTATAAATTATACTGATTATCATTATCATTTAAATTATTTTTCCAAAAACTAGTATCTCCATGTAAATTAACATTTAATAATTTTCTATATTCATTCATTTCATTCTGTGTAAAATTTTTTTTATTTTTTCTTCTTATTGATACAGGTAATATACTTAATGAGTGTGCATCATTTAATGCATTTAAATGTTCATAATGTATATTTAATGCAGCAAAATATGTAAAATTACTACGACCATCATATTTTAATACAGATTTCCATAGTCCCATTTTTCCATAAAATATTATTTCATTTTTTGAAATTTTATTACAATTATTATAATGTTTTTTTTTAAATATTAAAGATCTTTTAATAGCATATTGTTGATGTGATTTATATAAAATAGTGTTAATTTTATCTCTTTGCTCTTCGGTTAAATCATATTTTTTTATTAAATTCATAATAGAATTATATTGAGTATTTGTCAAATAAAAACTGTTTATAAATTTAAAAATT